CCATTCTTCAGGACCATATGAACCTCTGGCAGGGCACGGGTCTGCTCTCGGCGTTGAACCTGCTCAAAAACCTGACCTGGCCGACGGCCATCCCAACCTATACACTCACGTCAACGCTGTTGGGCACCTATACACTCGACTTCTCGCCGTGGTCGGGCATGTTCGCGGCGATTCGCACCATCATTATCGCGATTGCCTCGTTTGTCGCGTATCGCATTGTCTTTGTGGGGTCACAATGACCGCGATTCTCAACATGATTTATTGTTTTTTGCAGGACATGATTGCGTCGTTTCACGATGTCTGGCTGCGTGGGTGGGACTCGTTGCTCTCTCCTGGTGATGCGATTGTAGCGGGTGTTGGCACGGGTGGGCTTCTTGTCTCTCCTATTGCCGACCAGTATGCGTGGGTGCTCGGTGTAACGGGCTGCTCACAAGCGATTGCCATTGTTGCGGGTGCGATGGGCGTTCGTTTCCTGCTTCAGTCGGTTCCGTTTGTTCGGTGGGGCTCCTAGATGGCACGTGATCTGTTAAACCGCTCGTGTCACTGCGTGTATCGGGCTTCGAAGTCTGAAGTGGAGTTGACTAAAACGGCGGCAGCTCGCGCTGGATTGTCGGTCTCAGCGTACATTCGACAGTCCGTGCTGTTCATGATTCTGCTTGAAGGGGATGATTCGGAAGTGCTCGTGGCGTTTCGTGCTCTCGGGCGAGATGCCTTGCCTACGGTGAAGGCGCGGCTGAGACATGGTGAAAGTCTCCTCGATGATTGAGTTATTCGAGGGCGTGCCAGGGTCAGGGAAATCCTACTATGCGGTGTCGGAACGGCTGCTCAAGTGGGTGCGGGCTGGTCGTCGCGTCTATGTGTACGTGGACGGCTTCTACCTGGATCGCTTGGCGCATTTCGAGGGGGTTGCGCTCGCTGATCTTGAGAAACAGATTACGCTCTGGCATTCGGTCGAGGAGGTCAGGAGCGGGCTGCTTACAGTCGAGCCAGGATCGGCGGTCTTTATCGATGAAGTGCAAACCGCATTCAGGTCGAGGGAAAAGGTCGATCCTGAGGTGTTGCGGTGGCTAGAAACCCATCGGCATCGGGGCGTCGATGTGGTCTTGATGTGTCAGCAATTTGGCCAGCTCACGCTCGGGGTGAATCGGCTCGTGGAGTCTACGACCAAGTTTCGTCGTCTGGATCGGTTCGGCCTCAAAAATCGGTATCAGGCTCAGGTGCGCGGCAATCCCGAAGAAACGGAAGTGATCCGCATGTTCACCGGGAAATATTCCTCGAAGGTGTATGCCTATTATTCCAGTTATGCATCGGGAGCGATTCGAGAAACGGCAAGAGGGGGGAGCATCTTGAAAAGTCCTATGATCATGATTGGGCTGGTGGGGTTGGTGCTGTCGGTGTGGTTCTTCTCGTCGGGGAAGTGGCTCTCTGCCGAGCTGCCGAAAGGACAAGCCGCAATCGTTCTGCCTCCTCCACCGCTGCCTGTCGATCGGAGGGCCACTCTCGCGGTTGTGGAGCCTGCGCCTATGGTGTTTCCTGTGCGCATTCAGGGCGGGATGACGCTTGAGCGTGAGGGACAAGAGGTCTGGGTCTGGGTCGCACAAGATGGGCGCCTCATGTCTGAGGATGAAATCGCGGCTGAGTCTGGTGGGACGGTGCGGTCGAAGATGGTGCGGGGGGTTCGTGAGATTTCCGGAACGGGTGTGCAGTATGGGGGAATTGCGCCTGAGCGTGTGCAGGAGGTCAGACCCATCCTTCCCTACGTGCCACCGGAGAATCCGAACCAGGGGCCCATGCCTGACGTCTATACCGGCCTCCATCCTGGTTTGCTGGCGACGCCACCGGACCTGCGATAGGGGGGAGTCATGGATCAAGCGGCCATCGATGCCGTGGTGTACTGGGCGGGCGCGTTTTTCCTGGGAGGCTTTGCGGTCGGGGTGATCGTGAAGTTGTTGCTCGGGAGTACGGAGTGAGAGGGGGTGAGGACAGATGTGGAAGAAACTAAGTGTGGCCGTGCTCGGATTACTGCTCATGGCGCAGTCGGCTATGGCGCAGGTGTTCCCCGTGGATGCCGCGACGACGACCACGATCACGAGCGTCAAGAGTGACATCGTAGCGTGGGGCGTGGTGTTCATTGGGGTGGCGTTGACGATTTTCGCGTACAAGCGCGTGAAGTCGTTGGTCCATTAATCGGGGTGGTGGGACGGCAGTCTGTGCACGGGCTGCCGTCTTTCCTTGGGGAAGGGGATGACCGATGGTACTTGCGACGGTCGCCACAGATCTGCAGCAATTAGGCCAAGCGCTCGCGGGGGATATCATTGGGTGGGGCACGGCGGTGATCGGGATCGCGCTCACGGCGTCCGCGGTGATCTGGATCCTCCGGTTGACACGGACCTAAGCCCTCACCCACCGGGCCAACCCTGATCGGCGAAACTGTAGCAGCGCTCGTCAGCGAGGACGAGATGGTCCAGTAAGGGAATGCCGAGGAGATCCGCTCCCTGCCGGAGTCGGCTGGTGAGCACGAGATCTTCCGGGCTCGGTGTGGTGTCGCCGGACGGATGATTGTGCGCACAAATCCACGCGGCGGCATTCATGAGAATCAGTGGTTTGAACACCTCGCGCGGATGCACAATGGCCAAGGTCAGAGAGCCGATCGAGACGACGTTGACCCCGATGATGCCGTGCTTGGCATCCAGTCCGCAGACCACGAATTGTTCCCGGTCCAGTCCCGCAAAGAGCGGTCGCAGCATCGCGGCGCCACTGACCGAATCTCGGATGGGAGAGGAAGGTACTTGGGCCCGGTTGTCGCGCACGAGCATCACCCGGAATCGAGGCACCGCGTATGCCTTCCTGAGCTTCGGCTGCCGGATAACATTCAAACTGCCCTGTGAACCGTGAATGGCCATGTCCGCCTCCTTCTTCATCAAGATGTTTAGCCCCACCCTTCACAAGCAGAGGGTGGGGCGTCGAAGAAGAAGGCGGGATGGCGCGCTCGCGGGGGACAGGCCTGACGCGGGAGGGACCCATGGGAAAGGCACCGAGAAGGCCTGGCCGCTGCTCTTCAGCGCCGGCTCGCACCCATTGAGTGTTGGTTCCGAAGATGACACTGGTGGCGCGACGCGGGGGGACGGATGCGGGATGACGCAAGCATCCCAAGCTAACATGAATTCGAAAGGTACTGACGGTAATGGGCTTTCTTACATTTTCGGGGAGGACCATGAGCAAGCTTTTGACAATCGACGAGGCATCGGAGTATCTAGGCATATCAAAATTGACCCTGTATGGCTGGGTGTCCGCGCGGAAACTCGGTTTCATCAAAGTCGGGCGTTTGGTGAAATTCAAGCAAGAACACCTTGACCGGTGGATTGAGCAACACACAGTCATGGCGCGGCCAGCAGCGCAAGTTGGTTTAGAAGATCGCTCAAAGCACGACTAGCAGGGACGGAGCTCCTGGCAGCTCGTATAGGCGACTAGGGAAAGAAAACATGGGACTGACCAAGCGACCTGACAGTTACTATGTCGAGTTCCGTGTGATCGAAAGCGAGGACGCGAAATCCTTGGTGTTGGCGAGTGGCGTACCAGGGGCGAGAAAGAAACGGTGGAAGGTCGGCTGTCTGAATAAGACCATAGCCAGACAAATGGAAGCAGCCATCAAGACCAGGATTCTTCTCGGAAAGGAATCCAGCGAACGTGGAAGGCCATTGTTGTTCAAAGAGTGGGCCAAGGCCTACCTTGACCTTGCGGAAGTGAAAACTCTTCGTTCATTCGTTGGGCGCTTGCACAGTGTGGAGAAACACCTTGTTCCATTTTTTGGGGGCAAACTGTTAGGGGAGATCAAGCCGGAGAATGTCGAGGCCTTTAGAGCACAGCGGAAGAAGCCAGACGGGAATCCAGCGAGCGTCCAGACTATCAACCACGATCACATTGCCCTGAAGCATTGTCTGAACGTGGCGATACGGAGAGGACTGCTTCAGAGTAACCCTGCATCGAAAATCCCGATACCCAATCCGCAGAACGAACGCGATAGAGTGTTGAGCGATGAGGAATGGAGCAAGTTGTATCAGGTATCCAAGTCTCATTTGCGGCCTGTCCTTCTCACTGCCTACCAGTTAGGCCAGCGGTTCAGTGAAATTGTCGGCCTCACTTGGGATCGTGTCGATGTAAAGAGAGGCTTTATCACCTTGCGTGCTCTCGACACAAAGACGAAGACCGCTCGACAGGTGCCTATGACACCGGATGTGAAGTTGACATTACAGCGTCTAGCCAAGCTTCGAGGCCTTAGGTCTGCGGCGACTGAAGCCGCCTTCCGACACGTCTTCACGTATGAGGGTAAGCCACTTCAGCGTGTCAGCCGGTCTTTCAAAACTGCGCTGAAGGATGCTGGGATCAGAGACTTTCGATTCCACGACCTACGCCACTGCGCCTCAACGAACCTTCGAAGAGCAGGAGTTGACACGGCGACAGCCATGAAGATCGTTGGACATAAGTCAGAGAAGATGTGGAAGCGGTACAATGCGATCGATGAACGGGACTTGACGCAAGCGGCTCAGAAGGTTCACAAATACCTCCAAGAGAACACGCCGGGAACACTTGCCGAAACCGTTGCTAACTACTCTGCTCGTAAGTAA